TTAGGTGACACGGCCTAGCGCCTCCTTGAACGGGTCCGTCGATGCCTGCGGCGGAGCCAGCTTGTCGACCACCTCGGGCCAGTAATACCGAACCGCCCCGGCGGTGTAGCGGCGCGGCGCAGGCAAGATGCCCTGCCGCGTCCATTCATCGACGGTCGAGACGCTGGCGGACAGTTCCGCCGCCAGGTCTGCTTTCGAAAGGAACATCGGCGGACGGTCGCCTTTGACGAGGGGACGCTTCATCAGGCGACAACTCCGTCGATCATGATGTCGGCAAGCGTCAGATCCTCCCCGGCCCTGTGTCGGGTCAGCCTGCTGGACACCCATTCATGGAATTCTTCGATGGTGAATCGGCTGGATGCCAGCGCGCGGACGCCGGTCATGAAGATCAGTCGGGAAATTTCGTCCAGCTTGCGCACCCGATCCAAGACATCCAGTTCGTCTTCGGTCAAGTCGGTCATGGTCCTGCCTCCTATGCTTCCTGCCGTTCCATCCGCTCGCGGACGGCTCGGACGATCTCAGAATTCTGGCTGCTGGCGTTCTTGGCAGCCTGCTCGATCAGCCATGCCTTCACATCGGCGGGCAATCGAAGGGGGAATGCGGGCTTTACTTGCATGGTCCTCTCTCAAGTGCGGATAATTGTCACTTCATAGTGACATTAGATGTGCAGTTGATGTCGGTCAAGAGTGACGTTAGACGTCACATGCAAGATGACACGAGGAAGCCATGGCCAAGGAACCATCAGAGGATACGCCAGCGGGACATGAGAATATCCGGCGCGTGTATGCCTTACCTGCTGAGATGGTCGACCGAATCACCAAGTTCCAAAGAGACAAGGGCTTGGCGTCTGAGGTTGAGGCCGTGCGGCGCTTGCTTGATGAGGCTTTGAAATCGAGGGACGATCTCGACACAATCATAAATCGACTGCTGTCCAAGCTAGGGCAGGTCAGAATTGCTGCCGAGGCAGCACGGGATGTGTTGGTCGGACATCCCTTGGTCGTGGGGATGAATTTCGGAGACAGCTCGGTGTCATTTCAGCTGAAAAACGGCGATCAGGCGACGGTTTTTGAAAGCGGGCACGTTTCGATTAAGAACAACGAATGGACCCCACACGACAAAGGCAACCTTTATGCTGGCGGGGGAAGGGACTTCCCGTTCTAAGGAAACAGTGATGGCAAACGCTATCTGGTATTACAACCGAAACGGAGAGCCAGCCTTCTATCGGGATGGCGACAACGCGTATCGACACGGAAAACGCCTGTATTGGATTTCGGGCGGCAATTGGTATTCGAACGCTTCGGGCGCGGCACGCCGAGAGCTGTATGAGTCTGGGAAATGGCTGTTCGATAACAGCGGGACTGGCCAGTTCTATCGTAGCTAAGCTCACCACTCCATTTGCCAAAGACCGATCCATGCAGACGATCCGTGACCCTCTGACCGCCTACAACGAGCGCGTGAAGCTGTTCGCCAACTTCCTGAACGCGACCGCCCTCGGACTGATCGGGTTCGCTGTTCTGCGCCCACTGACGGAAAGCCTGAGCAACGCCAGCCTGTCCACGCTATGGTGGGGTGCAACGGGACTCGCAATTCACGGCGTTTCCCACTACATTATGGGCAGGATACGCAAGGAGGTGAAGGAATGACGTTCTTCGAGTTCATCGTCCCGGTCGTCGCCCTGGCTGTTGCTGGCGTCGGTATCCTTGTGCTGCGCCGCGAAGAGCGCAAGCTGGACCGCCGCAACGGTGGCCCGAAACATCACCCTGCCGAGTAGCTAAGCCTCGGCCAGCATCGCCAGCATCATGCCTTCGGGGCGTGGATCTTCCCGTAGCTCGAACATCCGGCCGTCGACATGGACCCACCATTCGGATGTCACCTGCCGGGCGTCGGCGCTGTCGCGGATGGTGACGACTGCCGGGGCCTTCGATTGTAGCCGGGCCTGCATCACCGCCTCGGACCCGCGTAGATAGCGCACATGCGCCGCGCAGGCGAAGCGCAACAGCCAGTCCTGCACGACCTGTCCGTCCTCGTCGACGGCCTCGTAGGGCTCATAAAACCGCGCCCGGCTGGTCAGGTCTGATGCTTGCATGTGTTTGCCCTCTGGCGGATGCCCCGGCATTTCTGGGAACAGGTGACTTGCTCATGCCGGTGCGGCTTGAATATCCGGCCGCAGACCGGACAAGGTTTCGGATGTTTCTGGCGCCGATGCGTCGAATAGCAGGCATGGCAGCAAAACGGCCCGTGCCCGCGATATGACATTCCGCAATGGCGACACTTCCGCCGCTCCGCCCGCAGGTCACGCTGCGATGCCGACTGGCAGGCTTTGCCGCAATAAATGACGCCCCGGCGCGCTTCTATCGGGATTGGCCCTTGGCACCATAGGCAGGTGCGCCCTGCGCATTCCTCGGCATGGAGTCGCGCCCGCCACGCTCGCGCCGCGCACTTAGGATTGCAATATTCGCGTTTCAGCGTGCAGCCTTCGGGAAGAGGCTTGCCACAATGCCCGCAATGTCCGCCGTCGGTGTCGATCATAGCCGTTGCACCGCAATATCGAGCGCCCTTTGGTCTGACGCTTCGCGCAGGTATTCGATGCTTTTCTGATGCGACGATGCACAAAGGCGGGAACAGAACTTGTAATGCCCCTCTGGCAGCTTCTTCCCGCAGCCCCGCCTCGCGCAGCGGGTGCGCTCGATCAGCGTCCCGGCCTCGATGGTCCATTCGGGCTGCCCCTCGTTCCATGTCGGGCGCACGGCTCGCACCACGCGGAAAGCGTCGTCCAGCAGGTCACGGGCGCAGAGGTCGGCGGTCAACCAGCCCCAGCCCTGCCGACACAGGTCAGACCGGATGCCAGCGCGGAGGGGGCCTTCCAGACCGAAGAGACTGCCGGTGTCGCCTGCCTCGAACGCCATGCGGATGACGCGGGCCAATTCGCGGACCAGGATGTTATAGCGGCCTTCGCCAAGACGCCCGCGTCGAGCGTCCCGTGCCCGCCGCTCTTTCCGGTTGATGAGATGGGCGGGCATCTGCAACACGGGCTTATTCCTCTTTCGGCGCGGCCTTCTGTTCGGACTGCATATTCATGGGGCTGAGGAAGACGTCGGCATCGGGATCGGACCGCAAGTTCAGATGCTCGAAGCGGCGCAGGTCATTGGCGCTGTAGAGCCCCGTTTCCCGGCCGATCCGATAGCCTTGCAGGCGGGTCAGGAAGTCGGCGCGGACCAGAAGGTCGGTGTCGAATTCGACCTCATGGCTGCGGCGCCCGGCATCGCTGAACAGGTCGCGCATGATGGCCTCTTCCCAGCGCACCAGCCAGGGCTGCACGGTCCCGGCCGCGAATTGGCGGCGCAGCTCGACGACGTTCGAGTAGTTCGCCCCCGACAGCTCTTGCAGCAGCGGCGGGGGGACGTTGAAGATTCGGGCGACTTCCAGCACCGCCAGGCGGCGGGCTTCCGACAATTCGGCATCATGGGCGGTCGAGGATACCGGCACCCAATCGCTGCCCTCTTCCAGAACGCCGATCTTGCCCGCGTTCTCGGCCCCGCCATACAGTGCATTGAGACTATCGCGCAGGGTGCGGGCAGCGTCCGGGCCAATCTGTTCGGGATGCTTCACAAAGCCGCTGAGGCGGGCGCCATTGCGCCAGATGGATTGTGCAAAGCGTTCGGTCGCCACGGCGCCGCCCAGCGCCTCGCGGCAGCGGTCCAGCCGTGACCGGGGCGTGAAGGGATCGTCCCAACGGTCGCGGATCGTGAAGACCTCGTCGGGTAGCAGGCGCCGGGTGCCGACCTCGTCGCTGACCTGATAGCGGATGCGCCGGGTGCCGGGGATGCGCTCGATGGTGATCTGCCCCGGATGGATCGGCCACAGCGCCACGGGGCGCCCGTTGCCGTCGCGCTCGATCTCGGCATAGGCGGCGCCGTGAATGAGGCAGTTCGCCTGCATCATGGCGACCATTTCTGTCGCGGTCTGCAAATCGTTCGGGCTCTTGAACAGCCGGGCCACGGGGTGCGACGCCTCGGCGTTGCGGACGCCCTCGCCCTCGGTCCGGTAGACGCTGACCGGCAGCGCGGCCACCGCCTCGGAAATGACCGTGATCGCGTTGAAGGCTGCGGCATTGCCCTCAATGACGGCGGGCGCGATGTAGCCCCCGGCCAGCGATGGCAAGCCCATGGTCGCCAGCAAGTCCCAGGACGATGCGCGAGTCTCGGGCTTCCGGCCGAAGATGCGGTCGATAATGCTCATAGGCAGGTATCCAGAAAGCGGCGGGCGGCGACCAATTTGCCAGACGCGGCCAGTCGCCGCCTCGCCTGCACTATTGTCCCGTCGTAGGCAGGGAACGCCGAGACAATGCTGATTTCGTGAAGATTGATGCTGCGAAGCTCGCGGCGGGTGTCGTGCCAGCGTTCATCCTTGACCGTGAAGCCGAAGGATGCGCCGCCCACGTCGCCACGTTCCGCCAGTTCGAGGATGTCGCGGCCGATACTGGTATTCGGCACGTCGAGCTCGAAGTGCAGTCCGCGCGTGTCCTCGGCCAGCCGCAGCGTCCCTGAGCGGGTGCGGGCGAGAACAGCGCGCTGGTCATGGTCGGCAAGGGCAAGGATGTCCCTGCCCTCTGCCAGCGTGTCCTTGAAGGCGCCGGGGATGATGACTTCGGTGAAGTCCCTGATGCGAGTATCCTGACCGAAGACGGCGGCATAGCCTTCCAGCTTCCGACCAGCAGCCCGAAGTTCAATCGACGCCCGGCGTTCCATCTTAGCTGCCCGCGCCCAGATCGGTTGCGACCGCGAAGCTCTCGCCGTGGCGGACAGCGACATCGACGTCCTGCATCGCCCGGACCTGCACCCGGCCCCGTGCATAGGCGCTATCGCCATACGGGTTGACCAGAAGATCCAGCCCCGACCAGCGACCGATCAGCAGTTGCGACCATGCGCCGAAGATGACGGTCCCGTCGGTCATCGCGGTGGACGTGCCGACGCCATAACCGGCCAGGCTGCCCGGCTCGGTCATCAGGAAGCCATGTTCGGGTTCGCCCGAAACCTTGTTCGTGCCGCGCAGGGTGGCGACAGCGGCCGGGTTCATGGCCCAGTTCAGAGAGCCGATGTCGGCGTCCTCGTTCTGGATGTCGGCAATCATCGCCAGCACTTCCGCCCAGCTGGGCGTCGCCAGCGTCGAGGAAGCCACGCTGGTCGCGTTCACCACGCCGATGGGCACGGTTGGGCCCAGGATCTTCGCGTGAATGGAGCGCAATTCGTCGGTCGGTCGCAGCGCGCTTTGCCAGCCGCGTTCCCCCGGACGACGACGGTCATGCTCGATCAGGCCGAGGCCGTCGAGGAAGTCGACCTGTGACACGACCTTGCGATAGGTATAGAGCCCGTTGCGGTATCGCTTGGGCATCTCATAATGGCGAGCGGTTCGGCTGTAACTGATCCATCCGTCGGCGTTGCAGATGTCGAGGATGATCGCCGCCCCGGTCGGCGCGACGCCTATTTCGGCTTCGAACGCCTTCCAGAGATGCTTCGTTTCGAACCGCAGCGAAAGCGGCTGCTGGCTCACTAAAGCGAGCCCTCCACCAGCCCGGCCAAGCCAGCGTCGGTGAGCGATTGGCGCACCTGATTGGCGTGGCCCGGCGACAGACAGAAGATGACTTCCGTCGGGGCGCTGGGGCGGTGGACCGTAACGACCGTGCGCCCGTCGATCCACTCGATATGGAACCAGCCGCCCTTGCGTGTCGCCAGGTGATCGGCCAGCGTCAGTGTTTTACAGCCGGGGTCAGTGTTCTGGCTTTGCCCCTGCTTTTCGCGCAAGTCCTTGGAAAACAGTTTCGCTTCCGCCTCAAGCGGATGACCTGTTTCCGATGAAATCCTGCACCTTCCCCCTTTCCATCTGGTTTTTCGGCGCGCGCGGGCCTATTTCGGGCGCATGCAAGGGAATGCCGCCATGAAAGACCTGACCTCTTCCGATGCCGATGCGCTGATCGCGGATCTGGGCGCCAAGGCGCGCGCCGCCGCCGCCGTGCTGGCCGAAGCCAGCGCCGAGCGCAAGCACGCCGCCCTGATCGGCGCCGCCGACGCGATCCTGAAGGCCGAAGGCGCCATCCTCGACGCCAATGCCGAGGATCTGCATTACGCCCAGGAAAAGGGCCTTTCCCCCGCCATGCTCGACCGGCTGACGCTTGATCCGGCGGGCATCCGCGCCATGGCCGAGGGGCTGCGCGCGGTCGCGGCGCAAGCCGATCCCGTCGGCCGGGTGCTGGCGGAATGGGACCGGCCGAACGGGCTGAATATCCGCCGCGTCGCCACCCCGCTGGGCGTTATCGGGGTGATCTATGAAAGCCGCCCCAATGTCACCGCCGATGCCGCGGGGCTGGCGCTGAAAGCCGGCAATGCGGTGATCCTGCGCGGCGGTTCGGAAAGCCTGAACAGCTCGGCCGCCATCCACCGGGCGCTGGTGACGGGCCTGGCCCAGGCCGGCCTGCCCGAAACCGCGGTGCAGATGGTGCCGACCCGCGACCGCGCCGCCGTCGCCGCCATGCTGCGGGCGCAGGAATTCATCGACGTGATCGTGCCGCGCGGCGGCAAGGGCCTGGTCGGGCTGGTGCAAAGGGAAGCCCGCGTGCCGGTCTTTGCCCATCTGGAGGGCATCTGCCACGTCTATGCCGACCGGGACGCCGACCTGGACAAGGCGCGGCGCGTGGTGCTGAACGCCAAGACCCGGCGCACCGGCATCTGTGGCGCCGCCGAATGCCTGCTGATCGACTGGCAGTTCTATACCAAGCACGGCGCGGTGCTGGTCCAGGACCTGCTGGACGCCGGGGTCGAGGTGCGCGCAGCTGGCGAGCTTGCCAGGCTGCCCGGCACCGTCCCGGCCGAGGACGCGGATTTCGGACAGGAATTCCTGGACAATATCATCGCCGTCAAGCTGGTCGATGGCGTCGAAGAGGCGATCGCCCATATCCGCCGCAATGGCTCGGGCCATACCGAATCGATCCTGACCGAAAGCGACGCCACCGCCGAGCGTTTCTTCCAGGGGCTCGACAGCGCCATCCTGATGCGCAACGCCTCGACGCAATTCGCCGATGGCGGCGAATTCGGCATGGGGGCCGAGATCGGCATCGCCACCGGCAAGATGCATGCCCGCGGCCCGGTGGGCGCCGAACAGTTGACCAGCTTCAAGTATCTCGTCACCGGCGACGGCACCATCCGCCCCTGAGGCGCGCGGCCTTGGCGCCGGGCTTTTCGCAAGCGCCGGGACCCCCGGCCTAGGGTCTGTTGAGATTCATCGTGAGTTGATCAGGGCTGCCACAGCGTAGATCATGGCCTCAAAGGATGTATCGGTCTTTTCGGACCGCATGGCGATACGCTTGAACTCCTTGAGTTTGCAGAAGAAGTTCTCGATGAGGTGGCGGCGCTTGTAGAGTTCGGGATCGATGATCAACGGCGCGCGGCGCTGTGGACGCTGCGAGATGCAGATCAGCGCGCCGCGTGCGTTCATCTCGGCGATGATCCAGTTGCTGTCGAAGGCCTTGTCGGCCAGCATCGCATTGAAGGCGAGCCCCTCGATCAGCGGCGCGACCCCAAC